CATGTCGGAGACGGCTCTGCGGAGCTATCAGGACAAGGTGGCTGCAACCATCGGCGAGGACAAAGCACAGGAGATCAAAGAGGCGGTCACGCTGGAAAAGATGGCAAAGTGTCCGGAACCGGATGAGATCCCGACTGCAAAGAACCTCGCACCGGATGATGTGTCCTATGACAAGAAGGTGAAATGCTGGGAGAGCCTGTCCGGGAAATACTTCTGGACGACGCGGAACGCCATTGAGAAGGCGCTGAACGGCCTGAACAAGCAGCTTCTCAGCGATTTGAGCGTTACGGAGAATGACCTGTACGACTACCTCGGCATGGAGCACTGCAAGAACGGTGACCTGCTGGGCTGGGACACCCAGAGTTGCATGATGGTGGATACGTTCTACGGTTCTCGTGTGGACGAAGAGGGAATGCCTTGTCTGGTACTGGACTACAACACGCCTCCGAAATGGCTGGGGTATTGATATTTTCAGACCCCGGCGCGAAAAATTCAGCTTGTCTTATGGAGGTAATACTCCGACATTATAAACTTATATTTAAGAAAGAGGTAACAAAAATGGACGAAATGAACAATGTGACTATGGAGAACGAGACTTCTATGATGGAGAACGCTCCTGTTGAGAACTTGGTCCCTGCTGAGGCGGAGGGCTATACTTCGGACTGCGGCTGTGAGAGCAATGCAAACCTCGATCTTGGCAAGATCGTCAAGATCGGTGTTGGCGCTGCGCTGCTCATCGGCGCTGGTGTGAAGTATGGCATCCCTGCTGCAAAGAAGGGTTTCAAGCACATCAAGGAGAAGATGGCCAGCAAGAAGGCGAACAAGAACGAGGTCATCGACGTGGAGTCGAAGGATGTGACTTCTGACGAGGAAACTTGTGAAGAGGAGAACTAATGTCAGATAAAGCGAGAGCTGTAGAGAAATCTGCAGCTCTTACTTTTTTATTTTGAAAGGACGACAACATGGCAAAAATCGATATGCCCACGAGCAGCCTGAACCAGATCCCCGGTCAGCAGCCGAAGAAAAAGCTGGAGAAGGTGACGACCGGCAAAGTCACGGTACGCCAGCAGACTGATATTCAGAAGGTGGTAAGCGCGTTTCTCGCAGAAGACCTTGCCACCGTGAAGGAGCGCATCATCAACGACTATGCCATCCCGATGCTGAAAAACGGCATCTGGAGCATTTTCAGCTCGGCGCTGAGCCTCATGATATTTGGCGAGGACAGATCCCGCTCGCAGAGCTCAAACTATGTACGCGGCTCCAGCAACAGCTACGACCGCTATTACGCCAACCCCAACCGGAGTCAGCCGGTGAACCAGCGGGTCATCCCGAACTGGCAGAACCTGACCTCGGACTCCCGGGCAGACATGGAAGGCATTCTCGACCAGATGTGGGAAGCCATCCGGGAATATGGGCAGGTATCCATCGGCGACCTCTACGACCTTGCGGGTATGACCTGCAACTTTACCGACAACAAGTATGGCTGGAAGGACTTGACCGGCGCATACATCAAGAACGTCCCCGGCGGGTACAGCATCGTGTTCCCGAAGCCGGTGCCTCTGACTTAACAGAAAGGACTGATATTTTATGAAAAAAGAAGAAATGATGCTCAAGGCGACCCAGATGCTGGCAAAGGGCAAGTTCAAGCTCAAGAAAGCCGGCCCCACCATTATGATCGTAGGTGCGGCCATCAGCGGCGTCACGGCGGCTGTTCTGGCCTGCAAGGCAACGCTCAAGGCAGAAGAGATCATCGCAGAGCACAACGCTCAGATCGAGACCATCCACACCACCAAAGCACAGGTGGACAGCGGCGAGATGCAGCTGAAAGATGGCGAGACCTACACGGCAGATGATATGAAAAAAGATATTACTGCCACTTATGTCCACACCGCCGTATGGCTGGCAAAGGTCTATGCCCCTGCGGTGACGCTGGGCGGTATCTCACTGGCTTGCATGTTCGGCAGCCATCATATCATGTCTAAGCGCAACGCAAGCCTGACCGCGGCCTACATCGCCATCGACAAGGCGTTCAACGAGTACAAAGGCCGTGTTACGGAGCGCTTCGGCGACCGTGTGCAGCGGGAGCTGGAGCATAACATCAAGGCAGTTGAAGTGGAGTCCACGGCTAAGAACGAGGACGGCACCGAAGAAGTCATCCGGGAGTACACAGATGTTGCTCGGGATGCCAACGACCCGTACTCCATGATCTTTGACGAGAGCTGCAGCCTCTGGGAGAAGGACTCCATGCTGAACGCCATGACCATCCGGAATGTGGAGAATGCGGCGAACCGCAAACTCAGAACGAACGGGCATCTGTTTCTGAACGAAGTCATCGATATGCTGGACCCCTACGGCAAGGGCTGCCACCGGACGGCGGTCGGTCAGGTCGCGGGCTGGATCTATGACCCGAAGGACGAAACGAAGCAGAACTGCGTCAGCCTCGGCACGCACTGCTATGTCCCGGGCAATGAAGCTCTGAACGACTTTATCAACGGCGACGAGCGTTCTGTGATGCTCCACTTCAACTGCGACGGGCCCATCATCGACAAGATCTGAGACTGATATTTTGGAGGGGTAGCTATGGCAAGGATCGCAAAGAGACTCTCTTATGTATTCGCAGTCATGGCCGGGGTGTGCTTTGCTTCCGGTCTGGCTGTTCTTGCTGAGTGAAAGGATATTTGCTATGGACAGTTTGGAAAACGTGTTCCTGTTTCTGGACTATCTGACCGACACCCAGCGCAAGCGCCATGTTGTGGGAGGCGTTCTTATGAGCGTCTCCCTTTTCTTTGGTGGGCTGGCATTCACCATGATGACCGTAAAAGGAGAACCCGATGAAGAACGCAATGCATGATATTTTGCTCTTTGGCGCTGGCTTTGCAGCCGGAGCTTACTTTATGCACACTGTAATGCGGCGTGCCTATGACGAAAAATATAGGAAGGAGGCGCAGGACTTGAAGGCACACTGGGAAAAGCGGGAAGCCAATCTCGACGAAGAGGTCGAGAAAAAGGCAAACCAAAAGGGCTTCGAGCTGGCGATGGGGCCTTACCGCACCGAGAGCGACCCGGAAGATATTCGGAAGCCGGAGCAGGCCATCGAGATCATCGAGCCGGATGAGTTTGGTACAGATGAGAATTATGAGACCAGCTTTCTGAGCTTCTATGCGGATGGCAAGCTGGTACTCGACGGCGAAGACGAGCCGATGGATGAGGATGATATTTCCAGAGCCATCGGCGATGAGGCCTTGACGCACTTCGGCGAGTTCATGCCGAGCACCATCCATGTCCGAAACCACAACTATCACAAGGATTACGAGATCCTGCAGGTGAACCAGAGCTTCTGTGACCTGCACCCGGATGAGGAGGACGAATGATATACACAGACCTTGCCGGTCGATATTTTGACTGGCTTTATGAGCGGGTCTGTGGAGACTGGGAGCCGAGGGGGCTTTCGTTCCACAGACTGCTCACTTTCTTATACAACCAGAACTTTACCCCGTCTTGTGAGCTGGATGGGGCTCGCGCAGAGGACGGCCTCGACCTGCGATACCGGTTTGCGCAGACGCAAAATGTCGTGTATCAGGACGTTCAGGACGCTTTCGCCGGTATTCCGTGCAGCATGCTTGAGATGATGGTGGCACTGTCCATCCGCATCGAGGAGCACATTCTGGAAGATGCTGCATCCGGAAACCGGGTGGGGCAGTGGTTCTGGAACATGGTCGTGAGCCTCGGGCTTGTGGCAATGGACGACACCCGCTTCAACGAGGAGCGGGCGCAGAGTGTGCTGGACCGATTCAATGCTCGGGAATATCAGCCCAACGGTGCCGGTGGACTTTTCACGCTGATGCATCCGAAAGAGGATATGCGCCGGATTGATATTTGGTATCAGCTGATGGGCTGGTTGGCAGAAAATGAAACCTGACGTTTATGTGTCGAAAATCTGCATCCCGATGGAAGGCGTTATCGAAGAGAACTTCGACGATGGAAGGGTACTTCTGAGGATAACGTCATGCCGAGATACGAAAAACTTTGGTCGGCTGGTATTTGCTGACCTGAATTACTGGAGGAAAATGAACAATGGAAATGATGAATGTCATGTACGAACTGGCGACCACCAAGACTGCCCTTGAGCTGGCCGAAAAGACCATCCGGAAGCAGAAGGGCAAACTCTTGAGAAGGAACATTCTCATCGCGGGCCTTGCATGGCTGGGCTTTACTGCCTGCAGGATGCTGGGCGAGAGCGACGAGAAGCTTAAGAAAGTGGAGGCAAAAGCACGCGACACGGAAGCAGAGCTTGCTATGATGCACCACAACTATGACCAGCACGGCGAAGAAGAGAATGACTCTCCGACTGTGTCCGAAAAAGTTATTTGCTGCGACGGCAGGGCCAGCATTACGAAGAAGCCGGAATAAATCTCACAGAAAGGAGGAAATCGATTCATCATGAGCGATTTCTTCAAAATCGACACCCGCCCGGGAAAGCGGGGCGTAACGGAGATTTATCCGAAGTTCATCGTCGGTAAGCCGAACGATTTGATGATACGTGGCTCTGACTTCTACGCCATTTGGATGGAAGAGCGGGGGCTTTGGAGTACGGACGAGCAGGACGTCATCCGAACCATCGACCGGGAACTTCGTACCTATGCAGATGAGTACCAGAAGACCCACGACAACGGCTTTCACGTGTTGTATATGTGGGATGCGGAGTCCGGCATGATCGACAACTGGCACAAATACTGTCAGAGGCAGATGCGGGATAACTTTCACCCACTGGATGAGGTATTGATATTTTCCAACACTCCGGTCAAAAAGGAAAGTTACGCCTCGAAGCGTCTGCCGTATCCGCTGGAACCCGGAAGTATAAACGCCTATGACGAGCTCATGGGCGTTTTATATTCTCCGGAGGAACGCGAAAAGCTGGAATGGGCTATCGGTGCAGTTGTGAATGGTGCCTCGAAGGAAGTCCAAAAGTTCATTGTGCTGTATGGTGACCCGGGAAGCGGTAAATCTACGGTGTTGAACATCGTCCAGAAGCTTTTCGAGGGCTACTGCGGCGTGTTCGACTCGAGGGCGCTGGGTTCATCCTCCAATGCATTCGCGCTGGAGGCGTTTAAGTCGAATCCACTTGTTTCTATCCAGCACGACGGTGACCTTTCCCGCATCGAGGACAACACCCGGCTGAACTCGCTGGTCTCCCACGAGACGATGCTGGTCAATGAGAAGTTCAAAAGTCAATATCCCACGAGGTTCAACTGTTTCCTTTTCCTTGGTACCAACAAGGCAGTCAAGATAACCGATGCAAAATCGGGCCTTATCAGAAGACTCATCGACGTGACGCCAACCGGTAACAAGCTGCCTGCTAAGAAGTATCTTGACCTTGTGGACAAGGTGAACTTTGAACTTGGCGGCATCGCATGGCACTGCAAGGAGGTCTATGAGGCAAACCCGCGCCAGTACGACGATTACATCCCGACCCGGATGCTGGGAGCGTCCAACGACTTCTACAACTTTATGGTGGACTCCTTTTATATTTTTAAGAAGGAAGACGGCGTATCGCTGAAGCGTGCGTGGGCCATGTACAAGGACTACAATGCCGAAACGAATGTCCAATATCCGTATTCACGCAGAGCATTCCGTGAGGAGCTGATGAATTACTTCTCCGATTACAAGGAAAGGGAAGCCGATGTGAAAGGGGAGCGCGTTCGGAGCTACTACAGTGGTTTCAAGGTGGACAAGTTCCCTGAGTTTGCAGACCCAAAACCTGCGGAAAAGGGAATATCTGAGCCGCCTGCTTCATCATGGGTCGAGTTCAAAGAGCAGCACTCGCTTCTGGATGATATTTGCGCGGGATGCCCTGCACAATATGCCAATGAGAACGGAACCCCGACCGATAAATGGGAAGATGTCCGCACGACGCTGTCCGACCTTGATACGTCGAGGCTTCATTACGTGCGGATTCCGCAGGAGCATATCGTCATCGACTTTGATATTCCGGGACCGGATGGAAAGAAATGCTTTGAGAAAAATCTTAAAGCTGCATCCAAATGGCCCCGGACTTATGCGGAGCTGAGTAAATCCGGTGCGGGAATCCATCTGCATTATATTTACACGGGCGATGTTACAACGCTCAGCCGCATTTACGACGAAAACATCGAAGTCAAAATATTTACCGGGAAATCTTCACTGCGGAGAAAGCTGTCGAAATGCAATGATATTTCGGTGGCTTCCATCAGCAGTGGTCTGCCGTTGAAGGGAGAAAAAATGGTCGATGCAAAGCAGGTCCAGAACGAAAGGCATCTGAGGATACTGATCAAAAAGGCACTTGCCAAGGAAATCAGCCCCTACACGAAGCCGAATGTGGATTTTATTGCCCACGTTATGGAGGAGGCATACGAGGGCAATGTGGTCTATGACGTGGACGATATGCGCAATGCTATCCTGCTCTTTGCCGCAAGCAGCACGAATCAGGCTGATATTTGCGTCAAGACGGTGGCAAAGATGCATTTCAAGTCCAAAGAGGAAGCAAAGAGCGAGACTGATATTTTGGAGGCCCCTATCGCGTTCTTTGACTGTGAGGTTTTTCCGAACCTTTTCCTCATCAACTGGAAACTGGCAGGCGAGGATAAGCCGGTTCATCGCATGGTGAATCCTACCGCCAGCGAGGTCGAAGCACTGACAAACTACCGGCTCGTCGGCTTCAATAACCGCAAGTACGACAATCATATGCTTTGGGCTTGTATGCTGGGGTGGACGACGGAACAGCTCTATGCACTGTCGAACCGCATCATCAACGAGCATACCGGTTTCTTCGGTGAGGCGTATAATCTGTCCTACACGGATATTTACGACTTCTCTGCCAAAAAGCAGAGTCTGAAGAAGTTCGAGATCGAACTGGGCATCCATCACCAAGAGCTCGGCTTACCGTGGGACCAGCCTGTGCCGAAAAGCCTTTGGGACAAGGTGGCGGAATACTGCGACAATGACGTTCTGGCAACAGAAGCCGTGTTCAACGCACGTCATGCAGACTTTGTAGCCCGGGAGATCCTGGCAGATATTGCCGGACTGACGGTCAACGACACGACCAACACATTGACAACGCGCATCATCTTTGGCAAGGAAAGGCACCCGAAGCTGGTTTACACCGATCTTGCGACCGGAGAACAGGACGCTTTGACCGAGGTCGAGCCTGATATTTTGGTGTCCAAAAACATCATCAATGCCTTCCCGGGTTACGAGTGGACCAAAGGCGACGATGGCCGGATGCACAACATGTTCCGTGGAACAGACCTTGGTTTGGGCGGATATGTCTATGCCGAACCTGGCATGTACTGGAATGTCGCGCTGCTGGATGTGGCATCGCTGCACCCGCACTCGGCGGTCGCCATGAACTACTTTGGTGAGTACACCAAAAACTTCAATGACCTTATGGATGTACGTATCTATGTCAAACACAAGGAGTACGACAAGGCCAAGAAGCTCTTTGGCGGGAAGCTGGCCAAGTATCTGGACGACCCTGCGCAGGCGAAAGCATTGGCGCAGGCGCTGAAGATCGCCATCAACTCGGTGTACGGTCTGACCAGTGCGACTTTCGATAACCCGTTCCGTAATCCGAAGAACGCGAACAACATTGTCGCCCTGCGCGGCGCTTTGTTTATGCGTACTCTACAGGATGAGGTGCAGCAGCGTGGCTTCACGGTTGCCCATATCAAGACCGACTCCATCAAGATCCCCGGTGCTACGCCGGAGATCATCGACTTCTGCATGAAGTTTGCAGAGAAGTACGGCTACCAGTTTGAGCATGAGGCTACCTACGAGAAGATGTGCCTCGTGAACAATGCGGTTTATATCGCAAAGTACATGAATGCGACGGACTGCAAGGCTCGGTATGGATACGTGCCGGGCGATAACGAGAAGGAAGGCGGAGAGTGGACGGCCACCGGCACTCAGTTTCAGGTCCCGTATGTGTTTAAGACGCTCTTCTCTCATGAAGATATTGTGTTCAATGATCTCTGCGAGACCAAATCGGTGTCGAAGGGCGCTATCTACCTCGACAAAAATGAGGACTTGGCCGAGGGAGAGCACAATTATATTTTTGTCGGACGCGTTGGCCAGTTCTGCCCTATCAAACCCGGATGCGGCGGCGCACTGCTTGTGAGAGAAGCCGGTGCCAAAGACAACGGTGAGACCAAGTATGACTCTGTGACAGGTGCGAAAGATTATCGCTGGTTGGAAAGCGAGATGGTCTATAACCTGCATCTAGAAGAGACTGTCGACCGGTCTTATTTTGATAAGATGGCGACAAAAGCCGTTGAGGCGATCTCCGAGTATGGAGACTTTGATAGCTTTGCCTCCGATGATGCCGGGCTGCCGCCTTGGCAGAAGCCTGATATTCCGTGGGACGATGTGCAGGACGAAGCTGCGCAGAATTTTGATGTACGATAAAAAGGAGACTGATATTTATGATTAACAAACGCCAGAAGGTATCTATCGAGAATACTCGCTTCATCTTTACTACCAACTTCAGCGGCGACCCCAGCCGTGACCGCTTCGGCTCCAACAAGCGCCGGGTCAATCTGGTTCTGACCGAAGACATGGCGCATCATCTGATGGATATGGGTGTAACGGTCAAGCAGACCCGTCCGAATCCGGAAAAGACCTATGATGAGCCGTTTCTGCCGACCTATTTCGTTCCGGTCAACGTCAACATGGAGTCCAAGTGGCCGCCGCACGTCTACTGGGTGACTACTACCGGCAAGAAGCTGCTCTGTGACATCGACATGGTCGGTCAGCTGGATTACATCCGTGTCAAGAACGTCAACTGCCTGTGCAATCTCGTGGAGAAGCGCAACAACCCGGGTGAGTTCAGCCTGTATGCTGATGTCATGTACGTGGAGCAGGATGTGGATTCTGACCCGTATGCTGCCCGCTACGCTGCACCTGAGGTGAACATGGCAGAGCCCGCGACTGGAAACGACCTGCCGTTCTAAGGAGGAAATCATGAAGAAGTTATTTATCAGCTGCCCTATGCGCAAGCGGAGCGAGGAAGACATCCGCAAGACCTTCGATAAGCTCCACCGGATCGCCGAAGCCGTTTTCGATAAAGAACTCGAGGTCATCCCGACCTATTTTGAGGGAAACCCTCCGGCGAACGTGAATGAGGCTCTGTGGTATCTCGGTGAGTCCATCAAGAAGCTTTCCGAGGCAGACTATTTCATCGGTATCTTTGACGAGGCTCGTGAGTTCCGCGGCTGCATCATCGAGAACATCGCAGCTAAGAACTACGGAATCCCGTTTTATCTGGTTAATCTCGGCAACGCTGCGCCGGATGTCATCGAGCGCAGAAAAATTGATAAAAGAGTAGATACCCTTGAAATCTACTAAGCATTGATATTTTCGAGTGCCAGGGTCGGTCCTTGGTCCAATGCTCCAGCCGGTGAGTGCCCACGTCGCAAATGGCGGCTCTAAGGAAACAGCTCGATTTATATATTTTTTTTTTGATGTGCAATTTGGGAGGTTGACAGTATGAAAGTTCTGAGGGTTCGCCCAAAGCATTACCCTGAAGTTATCGACATTGACTGTTCTCTGGAATCGCTCCAGAAAGAGGTGGAAGGCCCGATCCAGGCTGTTTACCCGTGGGACGATGAGGTGGCATTGATTTGCAACGAAGAAGGAAAGCTGTATGATGATTGCATGGAGAAACTCAACCGGACGCTCGACGGCCCTTATGGTATCCCCATTGATATTATCGTTGGAACATTCCTGATTGTAGGCCTCACGGAGGATGATTTCGGTGAGCTTTTGCCGGAGTTCGTCGAGAAGTACGAGAAGATGTTCCATCAGCCGAGAAAGTTCGTCACCTACACGGATAGTGAAGGTAAAGTGCATCTCGACGTTGATTATTGTACACCTGAAGAATAAGCACATGAGAGCCCTGGAGAAATCTGGGGCTCTTTTATTTGAGTCATTAGCATGGGCTGTACGGCGGGTTCGATTCCCGCATGACTCGCAACCGGGCCAAAGAGCCTGATATTTGAACAATAGAAGGAGTAAGGATTATGAGCAGAGAAAAAGTAAAAGAGATCGTCGATTACATGGTTTCGGAGGGTATACGGAACACCAACTACGGCTGCTGGGCCTTTGATATTCCGGAACTTTGCGACAAGTTTGATCTTCCGCTGGAATGGTTCTATGAGCACAACGATGATATTTGCCGTGAACTCGACGAGCGTGATGAGGTTGCTTATTACGAGCAGGCCTATGACTGGAACAATCATCCGCTGAATTACGACCTAGTTTATTACACGGACTTCTGCCATCTTGAGGAGACGTAATATTTATGGGCGGACTTCGCAGAGTAGATAAGGCTTGCAATATACGTCCTGCTGCAAAAAGCACAGACTCCACTAAAAAGAAAGAACTCTGGAAGGTTTTCCGTAAAAATCGGAAGGAACTCTTTGCTTATACTGTCAGAGGGGAGGGCGAAGATGAGGAAGAGGCGACGATCTCACTTCTGGCCTACGAGAATCACTGCAATAAAAGTGCCATTTATGTGACGTTGGAAATGAGGTGAGCGACCTGATGGCAGGTGTAACGCTCTACGACTATCAATTAGATGCTATTAACCGTATGAAACTCGGATGCATTTTATGCGGAGGCGTAGGAAGCGGAAAATCGAGAACGAGTTTGGCGTTTTATTATAAACTTTACGATGGGGAGGTGAATACGGAGAATTATGTTCGTATGACAGAGCCCCCGGATCTTTATATCATCACGACCGCTCGAAAACGAGATACCGGCGAATGGGATGAAGAACTGGCACATTTCTTCATGGGGACGGACCCTAAACTTGATATTTACGAGCATACAGTCGTCGTAGACTCCTGGAATAACATCGAAAAGTACATAGGTGTGAAGAATGCGTTCTTTATATTTGATGAACAGAGAGTCGTCGGCAGTGGTAAATGGGTCAAGTCTTTCCTGAAAATCACAAAGGAAAATGAGTGGATTCTTCTGAGCGCTACGCCGGGGGACTGCTGGACAGATTATATTCCGGTGTTCATCGCAAATGGTTTCTTCCGAAATCGGACTGAATTCAACAACCAGCATGTGGTCTACAGCCGCTTTTCCAAATATCCGAAAATCGACAGATATTTGAACACACAGCGACTGGTACGGCTGCGGGAACGGATTCTGGTTGACATGGACTTCGAGCGGTCCACAGTGTCCCACCATGAGAATATTTTCGTAGACTACGATAAGCCGAAGTATTTGCAAATCTGCAAGAATCGCTGGAATCCTTGGGAGGATCGACCAATAGAGACAGCGAGCGAGTTTTGCTATATGTTGAGGAAGCTTGTCAATTCCGATGAAAGCCGGCAGCAGGAAGTCCTTGATATTTGCATGACGCGGCCAAGAGTGATTATATTCTACAATTTCGACTACGAGCTGGATATTCTGCTCGGGTTGAACTACGGCACTGGGGCTGAGGTTGCACAATGGAATGGGCATAAGCACCAGCCGATTCCCGATGGCGATAAGTGGGTTTATCTCGTGCAGTACAACGCAGGAGCCGAGGGCTGGAACTGCATCAAGACCGATACGATTATATTCTACAGCCAGAATTACTCCTACAAAATCATGGAGCAGGCTGCAGGACGGATCGACCGGCTGAACACCCCGTACAAGAATCTATGGTACTACCATCTGAAGTCGAGAGCGGGGATCGACCTTGCGATTTCGAGGGCACTGAACTCGAAGAAAGCGTTTAACGAGAGGAAATTTTATGGAGAGTAAATTATGAATATTTCTAAGAAAACTAGAAAAAAGATTCAAAGCATCCTTCTCAGTGATCACTTTGGCGAAAGTGGAGAGTATATTTCCATGCGCGGCTTTTCATACACACCTGCACCGGATAGCCCTCTTTCGGTAATCTGGAAGAAATTTGTTGTGAGGCTCGATGGCGAAATCATCGGATACCTGTTTGACGACAAATGCAAATATATATCAGCTGGCTCTTGTGCTCGGCGAAAAGTCGCTCAGGTCATTAGAAGTCCTGAACAGTTCTTCCATCCAAGATGTCATTTCGCAAGGCAGAGCAAGCAAATTGCTTTCAGACTCAAGAAAATGGGAGAAGATAAACTTGCACGTCTTTTCGATGATGATGCGGCATTGCTTCTAATCATCAACATGTGGAATTTAGAAATAGAAGATGACGATTTCTCGTTTGTAACACAAGACATGATTAGTCCAATATTGGAGGGTAAAACAAATGATTAAAGATTCTGGAGATCGCACGGAGTTTGAAACCGGTGCCAAGCGCGATATGCACGCAGGGAAGGGACGGATGGATCTTCTGCCTTGGTACGGCATCATGGAAGTCAGCAAGCACTGCGAGGAGGGTGCACTGAAGTATGGTGAGCATAACGTGGATAAGGGGATTCCGCTGCATTCGCTGCTGGACAGTGCTTCTCGCCATTTAGCAAAGTACATGGTCGGAATGGACGACGAGGACCACCTGCGCGCTGCCTGCTGGAATCTGCTCTGGGCATTGAACCAGCGCGTGACCCATCCGGAGTTGGATGATAGGTTTGTGGTCAAGGAGAAGAAAGCGGCAAATGATAAGAAATCACCCGAAATGGTCTTGACTAAATGTGCCAACTGCGGTAAGGAGTGGCCTGTGAGCGAAGATGACTTGGTACGCATGTGTGCATGGTCTTTTAGCATCAAGCGCGACAGTGCTATCACTCGTTGCCCGGATTGCCGTGAGGTGACACGTATTTATAAGGTGGGAGAGGTGAGCGCTGATGAATAACTGGATGCGCGAAACCGTTCGCTGTAGGAAATGCGGATGTACTTTGACAGATGGAACAGAACATATTTTGCCGAATGTGAATTTCAAGGTCTGTATTTTGACCTGCACACTGTCTTTGATCTGCCCCGATTGTGGGAAAGTGATGGTTCTAGATATGGAGGACTACTTATAATGAATAACTGGATGCGTGAGGTTCGCTACGACCTCTACTGCCCGAAGTGCAAGAACTTCAAGGTGCTGGAGACGGATGAGCCTTGCAATGAGTGCCTGACGGAGTGTGCGCGGGAGGGGACGGTGAAGCCGGTGAAGTTCGAGGAGAAGACGCGAAAATAACAGACTCCTTTATGAGGTAAACTCATATTTGAAAGGAGATACTTATTATGAAAAAAGCATGGAAAATTGGTATTAGCACTATTGCTGGTATTGTTGGGGCGTGTGTGCTGATTCGTATTCACAATGCAGAGGTTCGCAAAGTATATTGCGAACGCTATGGAAAAGGATATGATGCAGGATATGCACTTGGACTTTATCAAGGGAAGTTGAAGGGTGCCAATGACATGTATATGAATGCTCATAATGGGAGTGAATATTTCAATAATTATATGATTGAAGCTAGGAAAGAATTTGTTGAGGCAAATACAAAACTCAATAAATAAGAGAACTGGGCCGTGGAGAAATCTGCGGCTCTTTATTTTTATCGTTGAAGGAGATGTTTATATGCAACGTATGAACATTAAATGCTGCCATTGTGGAGACTATACCCCATTTATCACAGAGGAGAATATTGAAGTTATTCCTCAAGTTAATCTCACAAGAACCGACATGGATAGTTTAGGCGATATCGCTGAGGCATTGAGGGAATGCGGTTGCTTGGGTGCGTGTGATTTCTTACGCCGGGTTCAGAGTGAAGTGACCAAAATTGTAGAGTATCAGGAGGAACGGTGAACGCTAAATGATATTTGCTGAAGAGGATTTGAAATCTTTGAATGCTATTGCTGGACTATTGGCTTCATTTGGGTGTGGCAGTCAGGCTGGCTGTGTACTTTATATCCAGCATAAAATCGTAAAGGCAATGGAGACTGACGAAAGGAAATGCAGAAATGAGAAACATGTCTAAGAAAACCTGGAAACTCCGGGTTTGGAATTACATGACCGAGATGCAGAAGCTGGATATTCTGCTGAAGCACGCTAAGGTTCCGCATACTTATGGACGTCGTTGGCCAGAGATGGACAGACAAGACTGTCAGGAGTATCTTCCGGGCGGACGGCTCGATTGCGGTGAGCAAATCATTGCATATGATGCTGCTGGAAATCGTATCTGGGATGGCGTTTGGGGTTGGGGTTCCTATGGCTTTGAGCAGGGGCTTATCGAGGTGATGGGTGCGCAGCTACTTGGCCACGATGATGTTAAGGGCTGGCTCACGGCTCGTCAGGTCACAAAGATGTGGAGGTGTAGAAATGCTTCGAAAAATTGCTGAGTTTATCAAGATATTATGGACGGAACCAATCAAATGGCTTCTCGGAATTAAATCTCCAACAGAAGAATGGGCTCGTTGGTTGGGAATCCCAGAATGTGAAGCTCAAATTGGCGCAATCCATAAATATTGTAATCCTCTACAAGAATTGGAAATTGCGAGGAACCACTTTGAGAACTGTGATCCGGAGTTTATTACAGCTGCTATCTTCGAGCTGAACGCTGCGGAGTGCCGGGCTGATGCTGCGAGGAGGTGTGTTGTATGAGCATGGTGTACAACCAAATCTACAAATGCCGAAAGTGTGGCGCAGAATTTTGCCCGGTGACGGTACATACCGAGACTATCATGTATATTGAGCTGAATAATTTCCTGAACAGGGTCAATGGAGAACTCGAGTGGGATCACAAAGATATGCCTTTAGCACCAAGGCTGTATAGAGCGCATACATGTCCGAACGGTGACATCGGCGTTGGCGACTTCATCGGGTACCAGAAGGAGGAGCAATGAGTATGTATGAAAAAATCGGCAAGTTTATTGGCGGCGTTCTGGCTGTTACTATCGCGGCCTGCGCGTGGCTGATAATCATTGCCTTCACCCTGAAATGCCTGTGGTTCATTATCTTCAGGTTCTTGGGGTGAGGTGAATGATGTATAGTGATATTCGTTGGATAACCGACCTGGTAGATACAGGAAAAATCACAGTTGACCAGGCAAGAGAGATAGTAAACGCCGAAACGATTGAGATTTTATATGCAAATAATGAGCCGTGCATCATTCTGATTCGCAATGCCGGCGAACCAACGAAAGAGATCGGGCTATATTCTGAGGATTACGAAACTCATAAGCTGGAAATGGTAAAAGTCAACGCTACGCTGCAAGAGGTGGTTGAACTATGCATTCGCAATGAAATCAGCTATCAAGATGCTCAGCTATGGTATTTGGCTAATAATATTTCGTTTCGCAAATTTGACCGATGGCTGTACTATGCACTGTGGGGTCAAGAAAGAGATATTCCATCGGAGTCTGCATATTGGCTGCACCGACTTGCTTTATTTTTTAAGCGGTGTTTTGATTGGTTGCTCAACTCGATTCTGGAGGTTTTACATGAATGAGTCATTTGGAGCTTGTACTCAGTTAGCTGGAAGGTGCGCTGTTTGTCCTAAAGTCTCTACCTGTGATCATAAAAGAATGGAGCATCTTGGGTATATTATTCCAAGCCCAGATCTTAATGTCAGTATTGTTGTCGCAAGAGCCAACGGAAAGAGCCTCAGTCAGCTTGAAATAGTTGATTCACTGATGAAAAGGAGATTTAATTATGAAAGTCGTTGAACCCAAATACGAAATCCTCACTGATATTTCTGAGGGCGGCATCAAAGAGCTCCAGCAGATCGAGCGGGTGGCCCGGGTCTGCTACAAGAGCGAGGACAAAATCACGCTGGACGGTGAGTCGGCAAAGAAGCTGGTGGGCTTTCTGGTGAAGCAGGGGCATGAGGCTATGCTGGAGCATTCTCAGCTGAGCGTGCTCTTCACGTGCGACCGTGGCGTGGCCAACGAGCTTGTGCGGCACCGCATTGCAAGCTTTGCACAGGAGAGCACGCGGTATTGCAACTACTCGAAGGAGAAGTTTGGCAATGAGCTTACGTTCATCTGGCCGTCCTATATCCGTGGTGAGCAGTATTGCGAACTGAACGATAGCGAGGTTACGATCAAAAGCTCGTTCTTGGAAGCTATGACCTATGCCGAAAAGGACTACAAGCTGATGATCGCAAACGGCATGCGTCCCGAACAGGCTCGTTGTGTACTGCCGTTGTGCCTGAAGACCGAGATCGTGGTTACTGCCAACTACCGTGAGTGGCGCAACATCTTCAAGCTGCGTACTCCTGTGGCGGCCCACCCCCAGATGCGTGAGCTGATGTGTCCGCTGTTGCTGGAGGTTCAGAAGAAGATTCCGGTGGTGTTTGATGACATTTATACGTTCTGGCCGGCTGATGACCAGACGCGGAAGGGGAGTATGGTAAAAGAGTGAGGCCTACATATGAGAGAAACAATGAGCGTTTTTCTAAAGGATTTGGGCGTACCTGATGGGACTGTAGGTTTTGAGATGTTGGGAGAGGCGCTTGAGAAATCGATGGGTTTTATCCAGCAGCGCAGGCGAATCAATCTGACGGCTCTATGTGCTGCGCTCGGAGATAAATATGGCCAATCGTCGGAATCTATCGATAGGGCCATGCGCAGAGCGCTCGACTTTGCTGTTTACCGTACTGGGCAGGCTCCGAATGTGCTGATGTCTGAAGTAATAGGCTATGACTGTTACTCGGCAGTATCACTTCGGAGCTTTTTGTATGCTGCCGCAGGGTGGCTTTTGAAACATGAAGGAGAGATTGAATTATGAAAAATCGTATTATTTGCTGTGTGATGTGCCTAGTGATGCTGGTGGGCTGCCTGTGTGGGTGTTCAGAGGCTGAAAAGGTCAACAAGAACATCTCGAAGCAGGCCAACTACTTTGAGACGGAGCGGCATATCACGGTTTACAACGCTCGAACGGATAAAGTCATTCTCGAAGCGGAAGGCCTGATGTCCATTACGAACAACTCGTCCAACGAGCTGGTGTGTACCATCAAGACTGGGCCTAATACATATAAGAAAAATTATATTTACCTGAATTCCTATACGATGTATGTCGTGGAGGACATTACTGGTACGATGACCGACCCATACCACTATAAGCTCTACTTCCATACTGATATTCTGCCTGATGTGGAAGTGAAGCCGTGAAGTTGGCGCGAAAAATTCAGCCTGCTTTATGAGATGATTAGTCTCAAAATTATATTTTGGAGGTTGAAATTATGAAGAAACTTATCGGAGGTATGATTGTTGCACTTGGTACGATGTGCGTTTGGGTACATGGCTATACTAAAGGGTTCACGCAGTGTGGACTCGACATTGGTAATAACTGGCCTCTGCCGCACGACATGGAGTGCGCACCAATTACGCACCGGCTGGGGTTTATTGAAATCGGCATTGCAAAACAAAAAGTGAAAGACTAATCGAGGCATTGAGCCGTGGAGAAATCTGCGGCTCTTTGTTTTTCTATTCTAGGATAAGAATTAAAGGAGGTGATGCCCAATGTAAGAGATGGAAAAGTCCGCCTTTAACACAAATTTTTGGAGGTTGAACAATTATGGAAGAAATCAAATTTGCAAAAGGCTCTGTTCCGGTGCGAGTAGCTGCGAGAGTTTACGGTCGTGACTCTGCGTGGATACGGGCTGGTATCATTGGAGGTTGGCTCCCGATTGGCAAGGCCACGAGAAACGGGGCAGTCATCACGGACATCAAGCAGATGGACTCGCGGTATGGGCGGATTTCCTACTACATCTCCCCGAAGCTCCTGTATGAGGAGACGGGATATGTGTGGGATGGCGAGAAAGCGTAAGTTCACAGGTGTGTTTTGTGCTTCAGAGCTAAGTGAATAAAAAGGCCTCACATTCGTGTGCTAAGCGAGTGTGAGGCTTTGATTTTACAAAGTTAAAAGGAGAGTAAGATGTATTACTTTCGATGAATACGAGATACAGTAGACTGAGAAATGTTCATCATGGACGCAGTGGTTTCCTGATTAAATCCCATTTTAAGAAGATCCTTTACGACACCATCCCTATGTGCTTTGGATTTGATTTCGGGAATTACCACAGTGGTCATTACCTTTACGCCGCTTCTTGTTACAGCCTTAATAGCGGTAGTGCCGGTGTTCAATACAGCGCGGCCAATATATACACCACATTTGCCGCTATACTTAAAAACCGCAGAAACGACCTTGGATGCATCAACGTGGGGCATAACCTTTGTCAAATTGGAACCCATAATATCCTCCCTTGTAACGGCTCTATATGCGGCTAAATACCATGAACAGCATATACCTAGCCTTTATTAGTATCAGTATAGCACGAAGTACATCGTAAAACAATGTTGAGTAAGGTAAAAAAGCATAAAAATGACGGTTAATATGATGTATATTTGGATACGTGCTCCTTGATGGGTTGACCTTTTGATTCTTACATGATATTCTTAATTCAATAACGAGGAGGTGCTTTTATGGCACGAACGGTAAAATGTCCCAGCTGTGGCGCTGAACTTACGGTGAAAGATGAGAACCGCGACTTTATGTTCTGTGAGTATTGCGGGACGAAAGTGCGGCTCGATGACTATCAGGAGACGCATCGATTCGTGGATGAAGCACGGATTCAGGAGTCTAAGGACGCCAAGGAGCTCGAGCTGAAGAAGATGGAGTTTGAAGAAAAGAAAGACAAACAGGCACTATTAGTTTCTGGAATACTGCTGATTGGCGGTATTGGAATGATTTTTATCGCGTCAATATTGGAGCATTTTGGTGCTTTTTGACGGTAAAATGGTCAAAAGCCCACTTTCTGCCCACTTTTGAAAATATTTTTGGCCACAAAATTTAACGTATTTACGTTAAAAATATACAAAAGCCCAAAAACCCACTTTTTTCTTCAATTTAATAAAATTTTTTATAAAATAATATAATAAGTAACGATAAAAAGTGGGCTTTTGGTCACGACACGGAAAATTCACATATTCCTAACAGTTTTCACTTGAACCAAAGTATGCAGAAGTGCTATCGTTGTTGCAACGTATAACACACAGCTCTGATGAGGTGACTACTATGAGAGATGCTGAAAATCATGGTCTGGATCGGGCCCATAGTTTCTCAAACGAAGATGGTTTTGAGGAATGGATGACATGCGATGCTAATGGCAACGAAGTTCATTGCTATGACAACGGAAGCGTAGAAATTCATACTAAAGAACCACTTTGCCGCTTCTGCGCAGTCCCACTTGTCAAAGCGAGCCGCAAAACGTGGAAGTGTCCACAGTGCGGTAAACGTCGTACATACGAAGGGATAAATAAGCAGTTTTACAGTTTGGCGGATTATACATACGGCAGCCATCCTTTATGCGACGATTATGGTGCATTCATGAACCACGATGAAGGTACTACTTATATGGTTGGTCCGAACGAGCTGTATACAGAGCTGACTTCTGGATACTAAGCATTAAATCAAACAAGTCTCTGCGCTAATCACGCAGGGGCTTTTCTTTTTGCCCAAAACACACCTCGCGTGAAAAATTCACGCGAAAAAATCTGCCTCTTTTATGAGGAGGAGTAGAATGCGTCTCAGACGTGCTCTACTCCTTTTTTATTTTGGAGGTTGACATGTTAGAAAACACATTCAAGACCGGCTTGGTGAAAGAGCTGAAGTCTCGCTTTCCCGGCTGCATTGTGCTCCACGCAGACCCTAACGAGATACAGGGTATTCCTGACCTCGTGGTTCTGTACGAAGACACATGGGCCGCACTGGAAGGCAAGAAGTCAGCAAGAGCATTTCATCGCCCAAATCAGGACTACTATGTAGAAAAGATGAACGAGATGAGTTATGCTGCTTTCATCTACCCGGAGAACAAGGAGGAGATACTGAATGAACTGGAACGATCATTCCAAGCTCGTAGGTCTGCACGCCTTTCTGGGTGCGAGTAAGTATCATTGGATAAACTATGATGCTGCACGCCTTGCCGAGACCTATGCCAGCTATCAGGCCAAGGAAAATGGCACAAGACTGCACGCATTTGCGGCAGAGTGTATTGCTCTTGGTCAGAAGCTGCCGAAAAGCAAAAAGACGCTCAACGCCTACGTCAACGATGCCATCGGCTTCCGTATGACACCGGAACAGGTGCTCTATTATTCGGGCAACTGCTTCGGAACGGCAGATTCTATCACTTTTAAGAACAACTTACTGCGAATCCACGACCTCAAGACCGGAGCTGTTCCTGCACATATGGAGCAGCTCTTTATTTATGATGCACTTTTCTGTTTGGAGTACCGCGTACACCCGCAGGACATCCAAATCGAAAACCGCATTTATCAGAACGATGATGTCTTTACGGTCAACCCGACCGAGGCTGAAATCAAGCCTATCATGGACAAAATCATCGAGTTTGATAAAATCATTACGGAATTGAAGTTAGGAGAAGCAGCATGAATCCGATTGAAAAAGACATCAAATTCTTTTATGACGTAGACGACGAGACCGACAGCCTCGAACACTACGGTACCAAGCGCCACTCCGGCCGCTATCCTTGGGGTTCTGGTGAGAATCCTTATCAGCGTTCCGGCGATTTCCTTTCCCGTGTGGAAGAGCTTGAAAAAAGCGGTAAGTTTACTGAAAAAGAACTCGTTGCTCAAATAAATGCCACACTCCCCGAGGAGTATAGGATGAGCACGACAGAGTTCCGATATGCTCGAAAGGTGGCCGCTAATCAGCGAAGAGCGCTTCAGTACGATCAGGTTCGTGCACTGAGAGAAGATGGTTTTGGATGGGTCGAAATTGGAAACAAACTCGGTATTTCGGAGTCATCGGTGCGCTCCATTTATAAAGGTAACGCCGGTAAAAAAGAAACCGATACCAAAGCACTTGTGGAAACCCTGAAAAAAGAGGTTGACAAGAAAGGCATGGTTGACGTTTCCGAAGGCGTCAATCAGGTCCTGGGTGTTTCGCCTGACAAACTTGACGAAGCAATCTATCGACTTGAGGCTGAATATGGTTATCAGCGCTACGGCGTTGGCATTCGGCAACCTACCAATATTAACCAGCAGACCAATGTGATGGTTATTGCAAAACCTGAGTACAACCAGAAATATGCGTATGAGCATCAAGGTGACATTCAGTCTTTGGGTGACTACCATTCGGATGATGGCGGTGAGACATTCCAGAAGCTCCAGCGTCCGTCCAGCATGAGTTCCGACCGCGTTGCGATTCGCTATGGTGACGAAGGCGGTCTGGACAAAGACGGCGTTATCGAGATTCGGCGCGGTGTAGATGACCTGAGCCTTGGTAACAGCCATTACGCACAGGTTCGTATCATGGTGGATAACAGTCACTACCTCAAAGGTATGGCTGTCTACTCTGACGATGTGCCTGATGGATATGATGTCATTTTCAATACGAATAAACCCTCTGGCACACCCAAGATGAAGGTGCTCAAGCCCATCAAGGACGACCCGGACAATCCCTTTGGTGCAGCACTGACTGCAGCAGGTCAGAGCGAATACATTGGCGCTGACGGTCAGAAGCATCTGTCTCCTATCAACAAGCTTCGCGAGGAAGGCGAGTGGGACACGATGGCAAAAAATCTGTCCTCACAATTCCTTTCTAAACAACCCATCAAACTCATCAAGCAGCAGCTCAATCTTACTCTGGCCGACCGCAAAGCCGAGTACGAAGAGATAACGCAATGTACCAACCCGACCATCAAGCAGAAACTTTTAATGGACTTCGCAGACACCTGCGAGGGCAACTCCATGACTCTAAAGGCTTCTTCTTTCCCCGGTCAGTCTACCAAGGTCATCCTGCCGCTGACCAAAATCAGCGAGAAAGAGTGCTACTGCCCGACCTATGAGAACGGCACACAACTCGCACTGATTCGCTATCCTCATGCGGGCACTTTCGAGATTCCTATCGTCACGGTCAACAACAAAAATGTTAGTGGTAAGCGGAACTTCGGCAACATTCAGGATGCTATTGGTATCAACTCCAAGGTTGCAGAGCGTTTGTCCGGCGCAGACTTCGATGGTGACACTGTCGTTGCTATCCCCATTTCCAGCAAGGTGGCTGTCAAAGCAACGCCTGCGCTGAGAGGGTTGAAAGACTTTGACCCCAAGACTGCTTATGCTGTTCCTGAAGGCAACCCGAATGGTGTGCGCCTGATGAAAAAGGAAGAAAAGCAGAAAGAGATGGGCATCATCTCGAACCTTATCACGGACATGACGCTTCGTGGTGCTCCTCCTGAGGAAATCACCCGTGCAGTCAAGCATTCGATGGTCGTCATTGATGCAGAGAAGCACAAGTTGGACTACAAGCGGTCTGAGCGGGAGAATGGCATTCAGGAACTGAAGAAGAAGTGGCAGATCCGTGTGGATGAGGACGGCAATGAGCGGTTTGGTGGTGCATCCACGCTGCTGTCTCGCCGTAAGCAGACCGTAGATGTCCCCGAACGTATCGGAAGCGCTCATGTTGATCCCGAAACGGGAAATCTCATTTATAAAGAGTCCGGACGTACTTATATTGATCCAAAGACAGGCAAGCGAGTAGAGGCGCAGACAAAGGTCAGTCTTATATCGCAAACCCCCGATGCGCAGACACTCTCATCTGGTACAATACAGGAAAATTTGTACGCTGATTTTTCTAATCAGTTGAAGAACCTCGCTAGAAAAGCACGGTTAGAAGCCGTACATACTGAAAATATGGAATATAATCCAGCTGCGGCAAAAGAGTATCGGACTGAAGTTCAATCTATTGATGCTAAGCTGAAAGCTGTGATAGACAACAAGCCGAAGGAACGCCGCGCAATGATAATTGCCAACGCAAATATCAAGGCTAAAATTCAGGCACAAGGTCTTGACCCTAAGAAAGACAAGAAGGAAATTAAAAAGATTTCTGCTGTCGAGATGCAGCGTGCTCGTGATTCGGTTGGAGCAAGCGGAAGTAAAACACGTATTACGTTTACCGATCGCGAATGGGAGGCTGTCCAAGCTGGAGCGATTACGCATACTAAGTTGACGAAGATTCTCAACGCATCTAAGCCGGACGAAATCGTTAAACGTGCGATGCCGAAGACAGCAACTGTAATGACCAACGCGAAGATGGCCAAAGCAAAAGCGATGCTCGCCAACGGGTATACCTATAACGAAATTGCCAAAGCTTGTGGTGTTCCCGAGTCCACTGTTTACAGTGCTCTGAATAAGTAAGGAAGGCTTTGAACTATGATTCGATGCTTTTTAACAACGACCGATAACCCTTATAATCCCTACAGCCAGTTCGACGACTGGTATCGTTTCGATATGGATAAGGGCTACAACTCCTGCGGACTGCTGATGCGGCTGGCCTATACCTCTGACCAGCTGACGGATGCAGAGAATGCATACGAAATTGAGCAGGCTATTGATGAAATCATCGCCAACGACCCGCTCAACATCTACAAGAAGCTCAAGATGGAGGTCGAAGACGACACGACCCTTGCGCAAAGCGCGTAAGGGGATAGGGAGGGGGTCGCAAAATCAACACCCCCTCTCAAATCGCGCCGGTCTTTGATATTTCTCCGGAGGGAAAATTGATATTTGGGCTTTCATGTCCTATATCAGACTCCGTTGATATTTTACAAAGCAAAAACGCCAGTATCCGAACCTCCATACGGATGCCAGCGTTTTTTATACTCAGTTGTTCTGACTCTCTTCAACAACTACACTCATATAGGAATTGAAAATTTTGAGAGCTCCGATGATGTTCTGATGCATTTGCTCCATAGTTACAGGGACGTAATGAGTGTGCTGTGAATCAGAGAGATATTTGGATAACTTCCGAATTTTCTTGTTTCGCATTTCGAGTACACCTCCTTTCTTTAGGGATAGATGGATACTGCTTTCTCCTTTGGTACCAAGTCTATCGTAAAGTTGAATAGGAGTCAATATATCGAATGTGCGAAAAACTCATTGGAATTTCGCGGCTTTATAGGACAACTGACAAAAGCCAAACTTGCCGAGGTCTGGGGAGTAGACCGGACTTCGGCGGTTTTTCTAAGGGTTCACGGGTACACTCCCTTATTATACCTTTGTGGTACGGGTATGGATACGTTTTCATGATCGTTCAACCTCCAATAGAACTTTCCCAAAATCATTTCCTCCTTTTGTGTCGAGTTACTGCTTTGCTCTGACATACCCGTGAACCCTTAGAAAAACCTTTTATTTTTGTCATGAAGTTATTCATGGCAAACTTTGCAAAAACAAAAAACGCCAGCAATGGCGGGTAACCAAAATCTGGCGGATGAGAACGCGAACAATATTTGACAGAATTTTACAGAAAGGATGGTGCCGGAAATGGGCGCAAGAAAAACTTCCGGCGCCGACCTGCCCGCAATGAGGCCGGCACTGACTCCGGAAGCGAGAGAAAACCAGATGATCTCACTGGCGATGGACTTGGTGGAAAAGCGGATACGGGAAGGAACAGCCTCTTCTGCAGAGACCACCCACTTCCTGAAGCTGGCGACGAGTAAGACGATGCTGGAAAAGCAGAAGCTCGAGGAAGAGAACAAGCTCCTGCGGGCTAAGACTGAGGCCATCAATGCAGCAAAGGACAACGAGGAGCTGTACCTGGAAGTGCTCAAGTCCATGAAAGAGTATTCCGGCGAGGATGATGGCAAAGGAGAAGAGTATGAGTGCTGAGGTGTTCCGGATGCTTTGGGTCGTGGCAGTCCCGGCGTTGTTTGGAGAGGTGTTCTGGTTCGGTGAATACGGCGGCGTGAATGAGAAACAGGACAATATGGTGTGGGCCGTGTTTCTTGTGACAGTTACATTCCTGATTGCGGGTGCATTTGCAATGGACCACGGGTATATCTGAGAAAGAGGCGGCTTTATGACAGAGTTCGAGAGGATACTGTTGTCGAGCTTCCTTGCATGTTTTGCGGCTTTTCTGCTGGCAGTATGGCTGGGGAAGAAACCGGATAATACCTTGAGCTGGATTGCACTTTGCGGGGCGGACCTACATGGCATGATATTACTGGTGTACGAACTCATGAGGACACTGAAATGAAAAGCTACAGCGAAATGTGCCGATGTGGGACATTCGAGGAGAGGCTGAAGTATTTACAGCTTCACGGGACGGTGGGAAAGGACACCTTCGGGTTTGACCGATACCTGAACCAGGACTTTTACCGCTCAAAGGAGTGGCGGCAGTTCCGTGACAGGATCATCGTGCGGGACGGAGGCTGCGACCTCGGGTGCAAAGACCATCCTATCGCAGACATCACAGCCAGCGGAGGAAAGGTGAGCCGGGCGCGCATCACGATACACCACATCAACCCTCTGACGAAAGAGGATATTCTCGAGCACCGGGAAGCACTGTTCGACCCGGAGAATGTTATCAGTGTGTCGGATGCGACACACAAGGCCATCCATTATGGAGACGAGAGTGCGCTGAAGCTGGCTTATGAAGAACGCAGACCGGGTGATACATGCCCGTGGAGGAAGTAAAGATGATAATCGAAATCAATATGTCCGGTAGAGAACTTTCAACACTTTTAATTTTACTTCAAAAATGGAAATACAGTGAGTCGGAGAGTTGCAAAAAAGAGTCTTATACATACAGCTCAGCCGCAGCGGCAAAAGATTCGAATGTAAAAGCTTAGTAAAGATCCTCAGGAGAAGTTACCCATTGAGTCTTAAATGGAGAAATAACGAGTATGTCGCATTCTTCACTTACGGTCTGATTCAACTGCGCATATTTCATTACACCAGCGACTGATTTTGTGAGAAATCGAAGGTAATTTATGGATTCTTGTAACGGGAAGGCTTGATATTCAACAGGATAAATATCAACGATTTTGGAAATTGCTTCGGTTTCTCCGGTGAAAGCTAAGCATCTTCCAAGCTCATTACAGTAATTCGTTATTTTATTGGATTTAGTGGAAGTAGTTAATACGACGTTTTTTCGGTCAGAAATCGCAGCACCCAAAAGTGTTACATCAGGGCGGTTTCCACTACGTAGTAACGAAGCCTTAACTATGTTTAACTCTTCCTCTAAAGAAAGGGATGAATCCATCTGGTGCAAGACGTGCTGAATAGTGGAGGATGTTCGCTGGCCGTTTGATAAGTAGGCGTCACCTACATAAGTGAGCCCATGCGTGGCTGGCGTACAGAATATTTTTTGCTCAAAGTCAGTCAAGAGAAACGATTCAGATTTATTAGTTTTATCATCGGTAATAGTTGATGTAAGCCTACGGTCGGCAGATATTACTATTCCGTAGGAGTTTGCCAGAGCTATTGTTAATGACATCATACCACATCCTTTATAGAAGAAAGTATACCATAAATATAGGAGCTAATCAAAGGTGAAAAATATGGACAGCATCCTGACAAGCGTGAAGAAGCTGCTGGGGATAGCGGAGAGCTACACGGCGTTTGATGCGGACATCATCATGCACATCAACGCGGTATTTCTGGTGCTGCAGCAGCTGGGAGTCGGGCCGGAGAAGGGCTTTGGCATCGTGGACGCAAGTGCCGTGTGGGACGACTTTCTGCCCGGAGACGAGCGGGTGAAGGCCATCGCGTCCTACATGGGCGCAAAGGTAAGGCTCGCGTTCGACCCGCCGCAGAGTTCGACCGCCATGGAGGCGCTGAAAAATACCGTTGCAGAAATGGAGTTCCGGCTGAACATCGAATTCGATAAAGCGGAGGCATAACCATGACGTGGACGACTGCGTGGATCTCCATGAAGCAGGGACATAAAGTGCGCCGTCAGCACTGGGCAGAGAACTCCTTTATGGAGATCGTCGGAACAGAAGTCATCATTCACGCACCGGACGGCACAAGCCGGAATCTCCGAGAAGTCCAGGATCTGGCGATGTACTTATGCATTACCTGCTGCGACGACTGGGTTATCGCAGAAAAATAAAAGGAGAACGGAATCATGGCACTCTCGAACACGGCCACACCCATCTACTACGGCCGGTTCCGGGAGGCCGTGATGCGGGGCGAGATACCTGTCTGCCGGGAAATTTCAATGGAAATGAACCGGATAGACGACCTCATCGCAAACCCGGGCGTGTACTACGATGACAAGGCCGTCAACGGCTTTATCAAGTTCTGCGAGAGGGAGCTGACGCTGACGGATGGCAGTGATCTGAAACTGCTGGACAGCTTTAAGCTCTGGGCAGAGGAGATCTTCGGCTGGTACTACTTCGTGGAGCGGAGCGTGTACGTGCCGGACCCCGGCGGACATGGGGGACACTACGAGCGCAAGCGTATCAAGAAGCGGCTCATCACCAAGCAGTATCTCATCATCACCCGTGCGGCCGCAAAGACCATGTATCTGGAGTGCTTACAGGCCTACTTTATGACGGTGGACAAGAGCACGACCCAGCAGGTGACGACTGCCCCCACCATGAAACAGGCAGAAGAAGTCCTATCGCCGTTCCGGACAGCACTGGCGCGGGCGAGAGGGCCTGTTTTTAAGTTTATGACCATGGGCAGCATCCAGAACACCACGGGTGCGAAGAGCGACCGGGTGAAGATGGCCTCCACCAAGAAGGGAATCGAGAATTTCCTGACGGGCTCGCTGCTGGAGATACGCCCCATGACCATCGAGAAATTACAGGGCCGGCGCGACCGTGTGGCGACCGTGGACGAATGGCTCTCCTGCGACATCCGGGAAGACCCCATCGGCGCCATCGAGCAGGGCGCAGCCAAGAACGAAGATTATCTCATCGTGGCGGCAAGCTCGGAGGGTACTGTCCGAAACGGCTGCGGCGACACCATCAAAATGGAGTTGATGGAGATCCTGAAGGGCGAGTATGTCAACCCGCATGTCTCCATCTTCTATTACAAGCTGGACTCTATCGACGAAGTAGGCAAGCCGGAAATGTGGCTGAAGGCGAACCCGAACCTCGGGCAGACTGTGAGCTATGAGACTTATCAGCTGGATGTGGAGCGCGCGGAAAACTCGCCCGGTGCACGGAATGATATTCTGGCCAAGCGCTTCAACCTGCCGATGGAAGGCTACACCTACTTCTTTACTTATGAGGAGACCCTGCGGCACCGACACCGGGACTTCTGGCAGTTGCCCTGTGCCATGGGCGCCGACCTTTCGCTGGGCGACGATTTCTGCTCGTTTACCTTCCTGTTCCCGCTGGAGAACGGATATTTCGGGGTGAAAACACGGGACTACATCACCAGTTACACCCTCTCACAGCTTCCGCTGGCGATGCGGCAGAAGTACGAGGAGTTTATGAACGAAGGCACTTTGCAGGTGTTCGACGGGACTGTGCTGGACATGATGCAGGTTTACGACGACCTCGACGCCTACATCCTGCAGAGCGAGTACGACGTGCGGGCCTTTGGCTACGACCCCTACAACGCGAAGGAATTCGTGGAGCGGTGGGCGCAGGAGAACGGCCCGTTTGGCATCGAGAAGGTCATTCAGGGCGCAAGGACAGAGAGCGTGCCGCTGGGCGAACTGAAGAAGCTGAGCGAACAGAGAAAGCTGCTGTTCGACGAGGCACTTATGGAGTTTGCCATGGGAAACTGCATCACGCTGGAGGACACTAACGGGAACCGGAAGCTCTATAAGCAGCGGCACGATAAGAAGATCGACGCCGTGGCGGCGCTGATGGATGCCTACGTGGCGTGGAAGCTGAATCGGGATGCATTTGAGTGAGGTTATATATGATGGGTGACTGGTGGGATCATATTGCCCATGCAATCAGTTTGAAGTGAAGGCAGGTGAGAAATCAAAATGGATTACTGGAAATTCATGGAGCACGGGCTGTTTGGAAAGGGCAGTGCGCGGAAGAATCACAAGTACTACCAGCGGGTCGAAGTAGGCACGGACCGGAACGGCAACACGGAATATTACTACTTCTACAGTAAGGAAGCATACGACAACTACCGGAGAAGCCGGGCGATCAGCAGAGGCGAGGACCCCGACAGGAAGCCGACCCGCGCCCAACAGAAAGAGTGGGACAAGCAGAAGACTCTGAACGGCAAAGCCCGCCTTACCGGGGCATACCGTCGGGAAAGGCACCCGAACGGGCGTGGTGCGTGGGTGGCCACCGAGGAGTACGAGGACAAGGACGGCAAGCTGAAGCTGCGCAAGAAGTACATCTCGGGAGACGAGGTGACGAGACTGCGGAACAACATGTACCGAAAAAAGCGGGCCGAGGCAGAGACTGGCAAGGAAAAGAAAGCCCGCATGAAAGCCGCTAAGAAGCGGTACAACAAGAAAATGTCGGCGGCACGCCGGAAACGGGCAGTACAGAAGGGCGCACAGAGAGTGGCGCGGCTGCTGGGGCGGAAGCTGACATTGCAGGGAAAGTGAGGTGATAGTAAAGTGCAGACCTACAAAAATGAACTCTATCACTGGGGCATCAAGGGCATGAAGTGGGGTGTGCGGCGTTACCAGAACAAAGACGGCACCCTGACTGCGGCCGGAAAGAAGCACTACAACGGAGACGGGAATGCAGGTGAGGAAGCTGAACAGGTCGAGTACGCGCCGAAGCGGACTGGAAAAGATGCCAGTGCATACACGGATGAAGAGCTTCGTGCCAGAATCCAGCGTATGCAGATGGAAGACCAGTACCGTACCCTGATGGGCAAGACCGACATCCGGGTAGATGACCCGAATCGCGAATTGAAGCTCGAGAAAGAGCGGTTGCAGCTCCAGAAGGATGTGAAACAACTCCGGCATGATGTTTACGTTGGAGAAAGTTTCATTAAAGATGTTATGAAAGACGCTGGTAAGAAAGCTCTGACAGATGCGACAGCAAAGGCTTTGGGAGTCGGCGGACATACGCTGGTCGAAAAAGGATTCCATAACCCTGACCTCGCGAACATCATGTTTCCATTGAAAGATAACGGACAGAAGAAGGACGATAAAAAAGACAGTTGAAGTCTGGAGAAAATCAAAATGGTGACGAACTGAGCGCCGCCAGCGGCGGAAACAGCGAAGTGAGGAACTGGCCGGGGTCAGCAGGATGCGAACGGATGTGAGCAGACGCTGGGCACCCCAACTCGGGTTCCTTAGAAAGGATAAAGATGCCTAATACCTTTGGCTCCAGGCTGAAACACGCCTGGAACGCATTTCTGAACCGGGACCCTCCCCGGGTGTACGGAGGGGGCTACAGCTACCGGCCCGACCGGCCAAGGCTGAACCGGACGACCGACCGAACCATCCTGACGGCAATTTACGCCCGGATGGCGCAGGACGCCACAGCGATCACCATAAACCACGTAAGGCTCGACGAAAACGACCGCTTCGATGCGGTGTTGGACTCGGGCCTTAATTCATGCCTGAACCTTTCGGCCAACAAGGACCAGACGGGCAGGGCTCTGCGGTACGACATCTATCTCTCCCTGCTGGACGAAGGCGTCATCGCCATCGTGCCGGTGGACATTGACGAGGACCCGGTGACGGGGGAGACAGAGATCCGGTCGATGCGGGTGGGCAAGGTGAAGGAGTGGTACCCGGGCGATGTACGGGTGGAGCTTTACAACGACAGGACCGGGCAGAAGGAAGAAGTCATCCTGCCGAAAGAGCGGGCGGCTATCGTGGAGAACCCCTTCTATTCTGTCATGAACGAGCCCAACAGCACCGTCCAGCGGCTCATCAGCAAGCTGCGCATCATGGACGCCGTGGACGAGCAGGCCGGAAGCGGAAAGCTCGACCTCATCATCCAGCTGCCCTACACCGTGAAAAGCCCTGCCCGGAAAGAACAGGCGCAGGAGCGGCGGAAGACATTGGAAGAGCAGCTGGCGGGCAGCCGATACGGTATCGGCTACATTGACGCTACGGAGCATATCACCCAGCTGAACCGGAGCCTCGAGAACAACCTGCTGAAAAGCATCGAGTACCTGACCAACATGGCCTACAGCCAGCTGGGGCTGACGCCGGAGATCATGAACGGCACAGCGGACGACACTGTCATGACCAATTACGAGAACCGAGTCATCGAGCCCCTTGTGGCGGCTGTGGTGGATGAACTGAAGCGGAAGTTCCTGAGCCGTGAAGACCTCAAGGCTAAGCAGAGCATCATGTACTTCCGCGACCCGTTCAAGCTGGCACCCGTCTCGATGGTGGCCGAGATGGCCGACAAGTTCACCCGTAACGAGATCATGACGTCGAATGAGTTCCGTCAGGTCATCGGAATGAAACCCTCGAAAGACCCCAAGGCAGACCAGCTGCTGAACAAGAATCTTTCTCCCAACGCGGGACAGGCGGCACAGATTGGCAGTGACCACGCCGCAAGAGGGCGAGAGGCTGTGGAGCAGATGGTAAATGAATCTTAAAAGAAAGGAGAAATCAAAATGGTGAATTTTGACTACGACTGCAGCGGCTGGGCGACGAAGGCGAACACCAAGTGTTACGACGGGCTGACCATTGCAGAAGACGCATTCAAGGGCTGCAGTGGCCAGACCGTGCCGATGGTGTACAACCACGACCACTCGAGCCTTGACAATGTCATCGGCCACGCACTGCTGGAAAACCGCAAGGGCGGGGTCTACGCTTACGCCAAGTTCAACGACACGCCCACCGGCCAGACGGCCAAGAAGTGCGTGGAGAACGGCGACCTGAACGCTTTTTCCATTTGGGCCAACGGTCTGCAGAAGGCCGGACAGGTGGTGAAACACGGCGTTATCCGGGAACTGAGCCTCGTACTGGCAGGCTGCAACCCCGGCGCGCTCATTCAGGAAGTGGTGAAGCACAGCGCTGACAATATGGACGATGAGGGCTGCGAAGCCTTTATCTTTAACGACCCGGGCAGCCTGAGCCTCGAACATGGCATGGACCCGGAGGGCAACCCGTTGGAGGAGGCCGTACTGGCCCACTCCGACGACAACAAGGAGGACGGCAAGATGGCCGAGGAAACCAACGGTAAGACGCTCGAAGAGGTCTACAACAGCATGACCGACGAGCAGAAGGAATTTTGTCACCTGATGGTCGGTCTGGCTCAGGAAGAGAAGGCCAGCGACGGCGGCGAAGATGACAATGACAAGGAGGATGAAACCGACATGAAGCATAATGTTTTCGACAAGGATGCGGGCAAGCAGACCGTGCTGAAGCACAGCATCGACGACATCAACAGCATCATCAAGGGCGCAAAGACCAGCGGCACCCTGAAGGCGGCCTTCGACAACGCCGGCGTGGAGCAGGGCGAGATCGATGCGCTGAGCCACGGCATCGACAATATCGACTGGCTGTTCCCGGAAGACCACCTGCTAAATACCACGCCCCGCATCATCGACAAGCCCGACGACTGGGTGAGCGTAGTGATGGGCGGCGTGAAGCACATCCCGTTCAGCCGCTTCAAGAGCATGTTCGCAGACCTGACCCCTGAAGATGCCCGTGCCAAGGGTTATGTGAAGGGCAATTATAAAATCGAAGAGGTCTTTGGCCTGCTGCGCCGCTCCACCGGCCCGACCACTGTGTATAAGAAGCAGAAGCTCGACCGCGACGACGTGAGCGACATCACCAGCTTCGATGTGGTGTCCTGGCTGCACAACGAGATGCGCTACAAGCTGAACCGTGAGCTGGCGCTGGCCTATATCCTGGGCGATGGCCGTCAGGCGGCAAGCGAGGACAAGATCGACGAGAACTGCATCCGTCCTATCTTCAACGATGCCGACCTGTTTACCATCAAGGTACAGGTGGCTACGACCGGCCTGAGCAAGGTGGAGGACAAGTACAAGGCCTTCATCAAGCAGGTCATCCGCAGCCGCAAGGAGTACCGCGGCAGCGGCACCCCGGTTATGTTCACCACCGAGGACGCTCTGACCGAGATGCTCCTGCTGGAAGACAACATGGGCCGCACGCTCTACGCCGACGAGGCTGCACTGGCCCGCAAGCTGCGCGTGAGCAAGATCGTCACGGTGCCTGAGATGGATGGCCGTAAGGGCGCCAAGGGCGGTGATCTGGCCGCCGTTATCGTGAACCTCAGCGACTACACCGTGGGCGCAGACAAGGGCGGCGCTGTCTCCATGTTCGACGACTTCGACATCGACTACAACGCCATGAAGTATCTCATCGAGACCCGCTGCTCCGGCGCACTGACGACTCCCTACAGTGCTATGGCCATCGAGTGGGCGGCGTAAAGAGCGCCGGATGCCCTCTCCGTCAGCTCAGCTGACACTTTTCCTCAGAGGGCAGGCACAGAATAAACCTCTAAGGCGCTTTAACTTTAGAGCGCTCGCCCGTTAGGACCTCTCTGTCGGCTGCGCCGACACCTCCTCTTGAAAGGGAAGACTTTGGCAGGACGGTTTTGAGACTGCTGGACGAATGAAATTTCGTCTGGGCGTAAACGGCAGTGCGCTGCTAGAGAGGGCAGACACTGCAAAAGAAAGGAGATCAAAAATGACCCTGAAACCTTTTTATGATCGTACTGAGGACGTACACGTGGGCGCATATGTCGCTTACGGTCACACCGACGGCAAGCTGTATGCTGACGCCGAGCACAAGGTGAAGGTGAGCGCCGCCGACCTTGGCCGCGCCTTCATGCTGGGCCGCCTTATCGTGTGCGACGGCAAGAACTACTTTGCGCCCATCGCATACGCAGAGACCACCGGCGTGAAGACCTATGACGGCACTGCCGCCAAGAGCTGGACGGCAAGCGCCGAGTAATTTTGGCGGCCATGGAAGTTAGTGTACACTGACTCTGGAATTGAAATGGAGTGACGAAGCAATGGCAAAATGGTTTGGAAAAATCGGCTTTGAAGGGCAGACTGTGGAGACAGCACCCAGCGTATTCACCGAGGAAATGGTGGAGCGCGAATACTACGGCGATGTGCTGGAGTGGGGCCGACAGCTGCAGGCAGGGGATGGAGTGAACGACAATGTCACGTTCCAGAACCGGCTGAGCATCGTGGCAGACCCTTTTGCCCACGAGAATTTCGGCTCCATGCGATACGCCGAATTTGGCGGCGTGAAATGGAAGGTGGCGGACGTGAAAGTACAGTACCCGCGCCTCATCCTGACATTCGGAGGGATATACCATGAGTGAGCAGAGACTGAGGCTGGACAGCATTCTCCGGAGGGTGCTGCAAGAAACTGTCGGAGAAATACATCTGTACTATCAGCCGCCCGCCAACCTGAAAATGCAGTACCCCTGCATCCGATACGATTTGAACCGCATCCGCAATGTACACGCTGACGGCCACGTCTATCTCCAGCACCCTTCCTACACGGTGACGGTGATGACCAAGACCCCGGACAGCGACCTCACAGCGGCCGTGTCACGCCTCGACCAGTGCAGACACGACCGCTCTTATATTGCGGACAATTTATACCACGACGTGTTCACTATGACCGTTTGAAAAACAAAAAGGAGGAACAAGACCTATGAGCAAACTGGAATGGGATAAGACCGGCGAGCGCCTGTATCATCTGGGCGTTGACCACGGCGTCGTTTTCCCGATGGTAAAGGGCAAGTATAGCACCGGCGCACCCTGGAACGGCCTGACCGCTGTGAACGAGAGTCCTGACGGCGCAGACCCCAACGACATCTACGCCGACAACATCAAGTACGCGTCCATCCGCTCGGCAGAGAACTTCAAGTACACCCTCGAGGCACTGACCTATCCGCCCGAGTTCGAGCAGTGTGATGGCTCTGTCGAGGTGGCAAAGGGCGTGAGCATCGGCCAGCAGAAGCGCTGCCCCTTCGGTCTGAGCTACCGTACCCGCATCGGTGCAGACGACGACCCCGAGAAGGGCTACATCATCCATCTGGTATGGAACAGCACCGCTTCGCCCTCGGACAAGAGCCACGAGACCGTGAACGAGAATCCGGATGCTGAGACCTTCAGCTGGGAGTGCGACACCACCCCGACTCAGGTGACTGGCTACAAGCCCACTGCCCACATGACCATCAACTCCACCCTCATCGAAGCCGCAAAGCTCAAGCTGCTGGAGGACAAGATCTACGGCACCGAGAACGGTGAGAGCACCCTGCCCACTCCGGACGAGGTCATCAAGCTGCTGGGCGGCGTTACCGAGGCAGCTTCCCCTAACGTGGGAGTCTGATAGGAAAGGACGATTAGAATGATCAAGAAAGTAATTCCGTACACCGACTTTGACGGCAATCCGCGCGTCGAAGAGTTCTGGTTCAATCTGACCAAAGCCGAGATGATGGACCTTGGCCTGAGCAAGGACGGCGGCTACGACAAGTACATGGAGCAGCTGATGCACAGCACCAAGGTGGGTGAGGCCATCGAGGTGTTCAAGAAGATCCTGCTGCTGGCTTACGGCAAGAAGAGCCTCGACGGCCGCAAGTTCGAGAAGAGCCCTGAGATCACCGCAGACTTTGTGGCGACTCAGGCTTACTCCGACCTCTACGTGGAACTGGCAAGCGACCCGGACAAGGCCGCAGAGTTCATGAACGGCGCGATGGGCGCAGATGTCCGCAAGATGGTGGCCGAGAACGAGGCCAAGGCGAAGGCCGCTGAAGTTTCTGCCGCTGTGGCCGCAAACAACGCCCTGGCGCTGGCCGTGGCGGACCCGCAGTAAAACCTCTCAGTCTCGCTTCGCTCGACAGCTCCCTAGTAGGGGAGCCTTTGGCATATCGGGCCACTCTAAGCTGGATGAGAGAAGCCCAATAGGGCGTAAACGGCAGTGCGCTGCTACAGAGGGCAGGTTTCATAGAAACCTTATCTTGAAAGTGGAGCACTGCCGATTGCAAAACGAAGAACCCATATCAACTAAAAAAACAAGCCTGACCGTCACGCCAATGCCTCTCCTTTTGGGAGAGGTGGCTGCGCAGCAGACGGAGAGGGCTATGACAGGGAGAGTGACGAGATGCTGACCATCCAGATACCCGGTGAAGAATACTGGGATGCTGACCGGGAGGAATTCATCTGCCGGAAGGCCACAACGCTGGCGCTGGAGCACTCGCTGCTCTCTCTGTCTAAATGGGAAAGCAAGTGGCACGTGCCGTTTCTCGACGCAAAAAACGGGCTGACCCCGTGTTCCATTTCCTCTAAAACTTTTTGTGTATTTTCTTTTCTGTAGGTTTTCTTTTTCTTCTTTTCGGTTTGCAAACCTAACGCTTTATC